CATCTTGTGTGCATATAGCCGTGAAAGCTGCCTCAGCATTTAATGTTGGTTGAATAGTCTTAACATCAAACTGGACATCTGTGAACTTACTCATGTTTATCGCACCACTAGGCTGGAAATCGAATGGGTCTGTGTTGAGTGAAAATGAGTATGTATATAGGCCGTCTTGACCGTTACCACTAGTTCTGACATATTTTTCTACATAATTCCATACACCCGATGGCATGTCATTTTCCCTGTATTTACCATCAAGTAAGAGTGCCCATGTAGTCATAATCTCTTTCGCATTCTCAGGTTTAAAGTATCCTGTTGTCTTCAGAGGTTGATGTGTAGATGATGTTGTGGTTCCAGGGTAGGTGTGAGTTTTACCTATAACAACGGGTGCACAATTATTGCTGTTGACAACCTGTGATGGGTAGGGCAACGTCGGATACGGCCAATTAGTATAATTTGACCATTCATTTCTCTCTTTCACATCACTTCTTTGGAGATACCACATCCAATTAGAGACTAAACCCAGACTATTAACATCTAGACGTTTAGTACCTACTACATCTTTGAATGTAGTAGAGTATACTTGCTTCACTAGGTATTCTTGAGGTTTTCCAGCAAATACTCTAACCTCGTCATCAGTCAAAAAAGCGTATGTAGACAATAAATGTACATCAGCGTTCCAGTTAGTTCTACGATCCTTGTATATAGAATCTTCGTTGATATTTACTCCTGGAGGCGACTGAAGGAATCTGTACATTCCATACTGACTTTCATTGAAGTTAGGCTGGATTGGAACAGGTTGATATGGTTGATTAGATGCAGTTATTATCTTGTTAACAGTAAATAGTTCTTGTACGGGACGGATAGTGACCTCAATATTCAGTTCGGCATATTGCAATGATACAAGTGGGAATGCCATCTTCGCTGCCATCGTGAACCATATATTGAGTGGGATGTAGAGAGATCTGGCACGGATACTTGGCTCACCTCCAACCTGATTATATGTGGATGAAAAAGTGGTGGTATCGTCGACATCTTTTCCTCCACCATAAAAGGCTGATGGATAATATCCTCCACTAGAATCAAGAGACTCTGGATTGTTCATCTCAGGCGTATTACCAGTCATCTTATAAAAGAGTTCCTTCTTAACTTTATCGAAGTCCCTCTCCACCATGTTATAGAGGTATTGTCCAGTGAACTCTTGAATGACTTGCCCTCCCACAGTGAAGCGAACTCTCTCCACCATCTGAGCTCCCAAGTTTTTGATCCATCTGAAGTTGTATGGTTGCCAAAGACCATCTGCATATGCATTATCAGATGAATAATTTTTAGTTGGAGGATAAACAGGACTCCATATATGAGGCATATTCACGACCAAGTACGTGTCCATAAGAAGATCTCCATATCGTGGCATTGTAAAGGTAAATGTAGAAGAATCTGTCATTCTAAGCGTTCTTTGACCATCGAAGTCTATGCGAAACTTTTGAAGACCAAAATTAGTATACTTAGCATATGTAGTCTTGAAGAATGTTTTGCTAGGATTACCATTCAGTATTACATTTTGATTACCAAAAGCTACAAGATTCAATAAACCACCTGGCATTATATAGAACACACTGATTATATTTAACTCAGTTGGATGATAAAATAATAGCTAGGTATAATAATATGGATACTATGAACATTTCATCAAAAGCTGTTGCCAGAGCAGTTAGCGGTTCAAAGACAGCCAAATATATTATTATCACTCTTTGTGGTGTGATGATCATTCTAATGATATTATGGCTCTACAATAAAAGCATTCTTAATCAGGCGAATTGCACTAGAATGGATGACATTTATAAGGATGCAGCTATGATACATAGTTTCAATTCAGATAATGAAGATTTTAAATATAATCTAAGAGATTATTACATTAAGACCGCATATAACGCGTGTTCGGCTGGACAGTTCAAAAACGATTTCGTCAACATTTGTGCACTCAAGAATTGTATCAAGCAAGGTGCGCGTTGTTTAGATTTCGAAGTATACTCAGTAGATAACGAGCCTGTAGTAGCCACATCATCGGTTGATGACTATTCAGTCAAAGAAACATACAATAGTGTTCCCATGAGTGATGCGTTGAACATCATCCGCGACTACGCATTCTCAGGTAGCACTTGTCCCAATCCAGCAGATCCATTAATTATTCATCTACGAATTCAAAGCAATAATCAGACTATATACAACAAACTCGCGAAGATGTTCGAAACATCTCTCTCAGATCGTATTTTGGGACCAAAGTATAGCTACGAGAACCATGGTCACAATCTTGGCGCAGAGCCAATCAAGAACCTCCGAGGGAAGGTCATCCTCATTGTCGACAGATCTAATCCCCTGTTTGAGCAGACTAACCTAGATGAATACGTTAATCAGGCGTCCAACTCAATCTTCATGCGTGGTGTACGTTATTCCGACGGGGTTAAATATACACCTGATATGGATGAGTTAATTGAGTACAACAAGAAATGTATGACTATCGTTATGCCAGATCTCTCGGGAAGCGATAGTAACTACGCAGCATCTCTTTCTGTTAAGTGTGGTTGCCAGTTAAACGCAATGTCATTCCAGAACTTCGATGCCAATATGGAATATTATGATCTGATGTTCGATTCCACTGGTAGTGCGTTTGTTCTTAAACCAGAAGCTCTGCGATTTGTACCGATTACTGTTCCTGCGCCTGATCCTCCTAACCCAGAATATTCATATGAGCAACGCGATACCAATACTGATTACTACTCACTCACTATCTAAAACCGCATATTTAGTATATTTTATGTATCCTATATATATAAAACATGCCTACGCTTGAAGAAAAAGAACTTGAAGTATTAAGAGCAGCAGTTGATAAAGCCGAAGAAAGAGCTGGTAAGAAACTAACCCACTCAGAGGAAGTAAAAGATATTATCAACATTGTTGAAACATTCCTTAGAGAGAAAAAACTTATCTGTTATGGCGGCACTGCTATCAACAACATTCTTCCTACTCAAGATCAATTCTATAACAAGGACATTGAGATACCTGACTACGATTTCTTCAGCCATACCGCTTTAGATGACGCGAAACGCCTGGCTGATATCTATGTTTCAAGAGGTTATACAGACGTTGAAGCCAAGTCTGGTGTACATCATGGAACATACAAAGTATTCGTTAATTTCATCCCTGTAGCAGACATCACTTATATCCCAAAAGAGTTGTTCAAGGCCCTACAGAGAAATGCTATAAAGGTTGATGGGATATTATATGCACCTCCAGACTATCTAAGAATGGCAATGTTTCTGGAGCTCTCAAGACCTAAGGGTGATGTAAGCCGCTGGGAGAAGGTGCTGAAGCGCCTCACACTACTTAACAAGAATTATAAGATGCGTAACCCACGTTGCGATGACATCGAATTTATGAGAAGTTTCGATGGATCGAAGGAAGATGCACGAAACATTTATGACACTGTTAAGAACTCTATCATCGACCAGGGACTGGTTTTCTTCGGTGGATATGCCAGTGAATTATATAGCCGCTATATGCCGAAGAAAGACCAATACAAGTTTCAAAGGAAGAGTCCTGACTTCGACGCTCTTTCACTGGACCCTGAGCGCTCAGCCAACATAATTAAAGAGAGATTGCAGGATGAAGGATTCCATAACGTTAAGGTACACAAGAACAAAGGTTTCGGTGAAATCATCGCAACTCATTACGATATCACTGTCGGGGAGGATACAGTTGCTTTCATATATGAGCCGCTTGCATGCCATAGTTATAATGTCATCAGGATCAGGGGAAGGAAGGTCTATGTTGCAACTATCGACACGATGCTTAGCTTCTACCTGGCATTTCTATACGCCGATAGAGCATACTATGATCATGACAGGATTTTCTGCATGGCACAGTATCTGTTCTTGGTGCAGACTCGCAATCGTCTCCAACAGAAAGGCGTACTGAAGAGATTCAGTCTTCAATGCATTGGAAAACAGTCCACTCTAGAAGACATGCGTAACGAAAAGAGTAAGAAGTTCGAAGAGCTGAAGAATAATAAAGGAACAAGAGAGTATGAAGAATGGTTCTTGCGTTATACTCCTGGTGAGAAGGAAAATGATAAGAAGAAATTGAAAGCAAACAAAGACAAAAGCAAGAAAACACGAGGCCGCAAGGCCAAGAAGGCTCATAAAAAGAGTCAACGCAATAAAAAGGGCATTTTCGGCTTTTAATACCTGATAATATATATATATATATGAAGATTCAAGTTATATTATCACTCATTCTGTTCATTGTTGTTCTAGTAATCACACAACCTAAATCACAAGAAGGTTTTAACCCATATGACACCTGTATTGGTCAAGGGTATCCTACTGACTGGTGCCTAAGGGCAGCAGCTCCTGGCGACCCAGCTGATCCATGTGTCTGTCCGCCAGGACAGACACTATATCGCAGATATGGTACATGCTATTGCAAAGGCTATACATCTTGAGACGATATTTTGAACGACATATCTCTCAAAAGTCTTGTTAACGTGTTCATCACGCCTTTATACAATGCTGAATCAGATATTACCGATGGTATACTACTGTTCGATAATATGTCTACTACTGAAGCGAATATATAGACGATTAAATACGTCATACGGAAAGCTAATATCTGGCCTATCCCCCACTTATTCGTCCAACTACATATACCGCAACCATTATCATTAAAAAACTTGGACGCGTCATTCGCACCATCTATTATGCGACTATGTGGATTAACCTCCTTCATTGTTACTATCATCCTGTGAATCTTTGACATACATATAAGGTTTATGTACAGACTAGGGCGTTCGGAATCCGTGAACAAATGTGGTACTATCCCATCAATATATTTCTCTTTGTATCGGTATTTTCCATCTACAAAGAATGGTATGTAACAAGATGAAAATATAGCATCTATTAAGTCATCTCTAGTATCAAACTTATCGACAACCTCATGATTACCACTAGACATATCTGTTCTTGTGATAAACAGTCTATCTTTGGCCTTCTTGAAGAAGTCTTTGTCTTCCAGTGCGTTGTCTACTACTTTCTCCACAATATTTCTCAAAACATGAATATTGCCGTTGTCCCTCAGACACATTTGAAGACTAATGTATAATTCCTCAAGATTGAGTGATCGAACGGAGAGATGATCGACAGCTAGTAATGAACCTATACTGCATCCAGATATACGATTAACTTTTACCTTGTTGCTGTCTTCGAGACTCCTTAAATACAAAAGTGCTCCATAACCGTACCCACTATTGAACGCCCCTCCACTTATCACTAAATCAATATCCTTTGGCTTAGTTACGTCATTCATACTGTTTTTTGTAATTGCATCTATGTAGCTCTTCAAATAGTCGATATTATTTTCTGATTCGCTCATTACACAGATGAGAGATTAAATAACATAAACATTGAACGCCAATTAATACAAAATGACAGAAAAGAGAAGACCCACATGGGAGGAGTATTTCACGTCTCTCGCAGCAGTGACATCAACTAGATCAGCTTGTGAAAGACTGCAAGTAGGGTGCGTTCTGGTCAATGATAATAGAATTGTATCACAAGGATATAATGGTTATTTACCTGGGTGTGAACACAAACAAGTGATTAGAGATGGACATGAGATCGCCACAATCCATGCTGAACAAAATGCTGTGACTGACTGTGCAAGAAGAGGGGTGTCGTGTGATGGTGCAACGGCTTACATTACACATTATCCATGTTTTAACTGTTCAAAGATGCTATGTGCCTCTGGCATCAAGCATATAAAGTATATTAACGATTACAGAAATGACGAAATGAGTGCCTATTTCTGTAATATATCAGGTGTGAAGTTAGAGAAATGTTTACCTACTGATCTGTGAGACCAGCTTTGATGACGCGTATATAACCACGCCGAAGACTAGGCAGTTGATTAGTCTTCCATAGAGATTCACATCTCCTCCTTTAGAGTAGCACATTGGAAGTGCGTTCATGAATGCCCGTCTCACCGCAGGTAGCTGGTACATGAAGTAAAATACGGCAATGAGTAGAGGAAGACTAATCTCAGCATAAACATCGTCCCATGCGTCTTTTGATTGCTGCTTATTGGCGTTTTGACGAATAATCTCTTCGGATGTAACATGCTCAGTTATGTAGTCGTTACTTTGGAAGGGAATGAAGTTGGGTTTCACTTGTTCGTCGCTACTTACTGCTGCTTTGTCCATTGGGATATCCCTACTTGGCAGTCCGAGCATCCCATTTGCACTAGCTTTCTGGATGTCAGATATGAGTTCATTATCGCGTTCTCTTAATTGCTCTGTATTCTTTACAACAGAGGCT